CCTATTAAAAGTTTAATAGGGGTGTGTTTTTTTCTTTCAATATCAATGATATTGACTGAAAATGAAACAGAACGGACAATTTATCCACATGTTATGATAACATTGGATAGACCCGTGGGACTAAAGTCAGCTGCAAAAGCTACCTGACTATAAATCACGCATGAACATTGCTAATATATTATACAATGCCCGCGCGCCGGGTGCTAGAATAGGCGTTGGAGGTGGTTGTCCAAATATAAACAACAACCCGCAACAGTCCTCTATTCAACTAAATGGAGGTCCGACCACGGAAGTGGTGGGCTCGTTACGCTCAATCTTATTGCCAAATACCCGACGTGGGTATTTGTTTAATACAATAAGATTAAAGGGTTCTAGTTCTAGTCATTCTAAGAAACCAAAAGTTTCTTCGAAACTTGCGAAATCTTCTAATGTTCCTAGAAATTTTAAGAACAAAGTCAGACGTTCCAAAAAGGAACGGAAGATTGCTGGTACATTCGGTAATGCAAATTTTGCACTCCATGTACCATTTTGGGCTCAGATATTAGAAAAGAATTTTACTAATATCCAAGTACAAAATGCCATCTCGGCCGTAGTAAAACACCATGATAATTTAATAATTAATCATGGTATTAAATGGTACAGATAAATTTAAAGAAATAAATAATTATGCTTTATCTTTAATTGAATCTGACAAACCAAGTCCATTGGATTGGGTTGCAGTTGGTAGGACAGATAAATGGCCTACCAAACTTACTAAGCTACGTCCGTTTTATCATTTTATTATTAATAATAGAAATGACCTTAGTATGTCAAGTGACGTACTAGAGGTTAGACGGTTTTTATTAACTTTATTTAAATTAAATAAATTAATTGCTGACCATGCCTCACTTGATGTTAGCAACATCAAGAAAAGGTTTAAGTTAGAACCTGAGCTATTATCTGATTTTGAGCGATTCGCCAGAATCAGGTTAGCGAAGGTTTCGGATCAAACTGATCCGACCAAGTGTGCAGTAATGCCTTTCTTCGGATCGGCAAATGGACCAAACAGTTCTCCAAAATTGGACACTGCTGACTCTGAAGCTTTTGCTTTACAGAGTAATAAAACGTTATTTTCGGCATTTTACAATATTTGTAAAATTACCTCAAATAATGGTTTCTTGAGTTATTTTCTTGATCGTGCCAAAAAGTACGAAGAAGAAAATCAATCGGTTAAGGTTGAACTTGCGCGACTGCGGAAGTTAACAGCTGTTCCCGATAAAGCTAACAAATCCAGAGTAATCGCAATTTGCGATTTCTGGACTCAAAGTCTTTTGGCTCCAATTGAAGCCAAAGTACTTTGGATAACAATGCAACTATTTCCAAGAAATTGTGCATTCAAATCCCATTCAGGTGGTTGGGACCATATTATGGCCTTCCCTAACCATTCCGATTTGGTATCATTAGATGCCACTGAATGGACGGATAATTTACCGTCTTCATTACAACATATAGTAATGAAGATCCTTTTCAGGTCTGACTTAGCCAATTCATGGTTGAAACTGGCGGTCAATTGCCCTTGGTACATTGGTTCTTCTTCCGAAACGATTCGTTACGGAAAAGGCCAAGGTATGGGAACAAAAGGAAGCTTCGCAATTGCGCAGCTAACTAATCTACTCTTCTTGGAATATGTATTTCAAATTGAGTACCCTAATATCGAAGAACCCTTCTTCATGGAAGTCGGGGACGATATGGTTGTCGAAGATGCTGAAGGAAAAATTCATCAGCATTTCGAATCCATAGGGGTTCCTATAAATTTATCCAAATCAAAAAAGGTATCCAGTTTTGGATCCTTTGTTGAATTTGTTAGCCGAAACTCATGGAATGGTTCGGATTGTAGTGTTGTATCGCCCAATTTATTTTCTAAATTGAGGAGTAACAATTTCTACATCCTTACATTTCTTTTCCATTTGAGAGAACGGG